TCAAATGCGAATTTTGGGTGAATCATTAAAACAAATTGGAAATGAATTTGGACAGGTAATGTTGCCAACAGTTAATAAAATCGTTAAAGCCATGAACGGATTTATTACAAGTTTATCAGCAACATCAGATGGCACAAAAACATTGATTGTTGTTTTGGCATCATTAGCAGCCGGAATTGGGCCGGTATTATTTGGAATTGGTTTATTATCAAAAAATATTGTTGAAGGATTTGCAGTTGCATCAAGCGCAGTTAAATCACTATATGCTTTAATCCTTGCAAATCCATTTACAGCATTGATCACAGTTGTTGCCGCATTAACAGCAGGATTTGTTGCATATACAGGAATTTTGAATAAGCAAAAAACAGCAGCGCAGGAAATGGTTGCTGTAAATCAGAAAGCGACAGAAAGCATTGCAAAAGAAAAAAATGAACTTGAAAGATTAGTTGGCATTGCAAGAAATGAACGCGTTTCCAAGGATGAAAGATTAAAAGCCATAAAGGCAATAAATAATGTTTCGCCGGAATACCTTAAAAACATAACATTAGATTCAATAAATACAGATAAGGCCAAAAAAGCAATTGATCAATATAATGCATCATTGTTGAAGAAAGCAACAACACAGGCGGCAATGGCGCGTATTGAGCAATTAACAGGTGAAAATTTAGATTTGCAGACAGGAAAAGTTAATGCAAATATGAATGCACATCAATTATTGAATTATGCATTGTATAAGGCAACAGGAAATGTTAAATATTTAGCCAAAGCAGGTGCCGAATACACATTGCAATTAGATAAACAAATTGCCAAGAATAAAGAATTAATTGCGCAGATTGCAAAAACAGCAGGCATTGATTTAAATAAGGTTTCGCCAACAGAAACAACAAAAGCACCGACAACACCATATGATCCGAAGGCAGAAAAGGAAGCAGAAAAGGCAAGATTAAAAGAAGCAAAAAGGAAACAGGATGAAATAACAAAAGCCGGAGAGGATGCGCGTGCGGCATATGAAAAGAATTTGGCAGATATTGCAAAAGTAAATCAGGAAGCGGCAGATTATAGTGCATCATTATTTTTAACTCAAAAAGACAAAGAATATGAGGCATTAAATTCATCATTTGATGAGCAGATAAATTTGCGCAGAAAATTTGGCCAAAGCACAATTGATGTTGAGGATGCATACAGATTGCAAAAGAAAGCATTGGATGATAAATGGAATGCAATTGATTTGCAAAATATTACAGATGCAGGTGCAGAACAGGAAGCGCAGTTGCAATTCCAAGAGGAAACACGATTAAAGAATTTAGAATATTACAAAGAGCAAATTGCCAATAGTTATGCACAATTGAGAGATACAACAGCATCAATTTTCACAGACATTGGAAATTCAATTTTAAATGCATTTGGGCCGGCAACAACAATTTTGGAACAGGTTGCAATGTCAATTGCGCGTGTAATGGTGCAGATGGGTGCAATGGCAATTGCTGATAAGTTATTTGGTGCAAAGTCTATTAAAACAAAGCAAGCACAGGCAACAGCGGATTCAATTAAAGTTGGTACGGCGGCAGCGGTTGCAGCAGGGCCGGCCGGTTTAGCATTATTGGCACCATTTATCGCATCAGCGGTTGCGATGACAACAGGTGCATTTGCAGCCGTTCCAAAGTTTGCAGCAGGTGGTATTGTATCAGGGCCAACAATGGGTTTGATGGGTGAATATCCGGGCGCAAAATCAAATCCGGAGGTTATTGCACCGTTGAGTAAATTGCAGGGAATGATTGATAATGGATCAGGTGGTAATATGAATTTAACCGGTGAATTTGTTGTTAGAGGTCAGGATTTAGTATTGGCATTACAACGCGCAGAAAGACAAAAAAATAGAATAGGATAAAATATGGCATACGGTGTAAAATACAGGTTGACATTCGATGATGTCAGAGGCATCAAAAAACGGATTGATATATTGAAAAAAGATTACAGCGGATCCATTTTACCAATGGTTTGCACAGGTAATCCGGTGGAAATCGAATGGAAATCTGATGATGATGTTTATGAGCCATTAATCGGATCATCATGCACAATCAATTTGATGGTGACTGATTCAGTATCATATGACAATTTTTATGAATATGATGAACGCGAATATCAGGTAAAAATTTACTTTGAATCATCAGAAAACACATATTCATTGTATTGGATGGGTTACATGACAAATGACATGTACACCGAAGCAATGACAACAACACCATACACATTCAGCATCAAAGCCATTGATGGTTTAGGTACTTTAAATGCATTTGATTCATGGATGCCCGGAACGGATATTTATGAAGCCACATTATGGGAATTTATTTGGCACAATTTGACATATTTGGATTTAGGTTTTGACATTTGGATTTCAAATGACATCCGGATTTTTGATCAGTCAGCATGGAAAAATGTATTTACAGATGTAACGGTAAACAAATCAACATATTTCCACAAATCATATGTGATTGATGATGCAAAGACAGTAATCAGTTCAATATTAAAGGGATTTAATTGCCGTATATTCCAAGCATATGGCCGTTGGATTATTGCGAATGCATCATCATATGGTGATCAAAGAATCATTGAAGGTGTGCAGGCCGGAACATATACAGGATCCGGAATATTAACAGCCAAACAAGGATTTTTGAATGGAGGATCAGAAAACATTAAATTTTACATTTACAATTCATCCGGAGTTGAAACAGGTAATTTGACTGATAATTTTATCCGAATAGCACCGGATTATTTTGCGTTGGTTGGAAACGATTTAGTGCGCAAATTGGATCGGCCTGTTAAACGATATCAGGAAATTGTTGACATATCGCAAAAGAATTTGGATCTGAATGAAAATGCATCATTTGAATTTGCATTGGTTGAAGGTTGGCAAATGCCATTCGGTGCAGGATCTGTTGACAACAATCCATTTGCCGGAAGGCGCGCATTTGTGTTTAGTGAATACACAACAACATTGGGATCATACACACGGAAATTGTATTCAGATAATGTGGCCAATGCTGTAAAAGGTGAACAATATCAAGTGTTGATTTCGGTTAATTTGAATTCGGCATCCGGTGGTGCAAATGGTGCGCGGTTGCCATGGTACATGCGCGTGTTACAATCAGGAAATTATTATTATTGGAGTGATGTGAACAAAACATGGGGAACATCAGGATCAATTTTATGGAATGAATTTAGATTGGATGCCAAAGGTGAATGGGAAGCATTGAAAGCCACAGCAGGTGAATTGACTGTTGATGGCACAATTGATATTGGTTTTGGTATTCCATACATTGATGCCGCAGGATCATTCGTTGACACACACATTGATAATTTTGCAGTTCGTAATATTGACAAGGAAATCAATAATTACAATGAGGTTTTATTTATCAGGGAACAAACATCATCGCAGATTACAACGGATGTAATGGAACACGAAGGTGTTAAACAGGCCAACATTGGTGATGGTATATTTTGGGGCCAATTCAAAAATCAGCCGGCATTTAAGCGATGCAATGACACAACACCAAAAACGATTGAACAGATTGTTACACAGCAACGATTGAATGATCATCGGACATATTCCAAATCATATGAAGGTGCATTATATGGAAATTTTGGATATTTGGTAATGACATTGCAAAACAAAATATATTTTAAATGGGCCAATTATCAGGAATCAGATTCATGCATAATTGATTCCATGAAATACAATGTTAAAGCCAACACATATGATGTATTATGCCATGTGCCTAATAATTACACAGATGTTGCATCAACATTTAGGGTTTCGTATCAAGAATAGTTTTTCATAGTAGGGTAAGGTTGTAAATGGTACGGCCATTGGCTATATCATTTATTGATTAGGTTTAGTTGTTGTTTGAAATGGCCATTGACAATGTTGGTGGCCATTTTTGTTTTTTGCATTTGTTATATGGCTAATTTTGAAAAACCAAAAACAAATTTTATGAAAAATGAAAAAAAGTGGGATAATATAAAGCACCATTTTTTCACATCATCATTACCATTGCACATTTTTTATAAAGAGCATTGGGAGTTGTACGGATACAAAAATTCAGAAATGTTCCGGAAGGCATTAATCAGCCACAACATCACAGTAAAAGAAAGAACAAAGTATTTAATGGAAAACAAACGATCGGTGCCAATTAAAATGGATCCAATGGATTGGGATTCATTGGATGATTTTGGCATTGCACAATCAATCGGTCAAGAATACACATCAGCACAATTGCCGGGCCATATAAAGAAGGTTGGCATCATGTCGGATGTACATTTCCCATTTCATGATTTGGATGCCTTAAAATGCGCAATAAAGCATTTTAAAGAACAGGAAATTGATTGCCTGTATTTAAACGGTGATATATTCGATTTCTATTCGATCAGCCGGCATGAAAAGGATAAGGATTTACGCGATTTTGCGCGTGAAGTAGAAATGTGCCGACAATTCATGTACAAATTGCGCGACATATTCGGCCACATTCCAATTTACTACAAATTAGGGAATCATGAGGATCGTTATGCGCGATCATTACAAATGCAAGCGGAGGAATTCGCACAAATCCATGATTTACAATTTGAGGTGTTTTTTCATTTGGATCGCTTAAAGTACGAAGTGATTGATTCATGGCGCGGAATGGAAATGGGTGATTTGTTGGTTTTACACGGACATGAATTGTATGGTGGTGGTGGAGTTAATCCAAGCCAAAATCTATTTAACAAAACGATTTGCAACACATTGATCGGACATGTGCATAAGACATCAAGCACAATCAAGAAAACCGGATTTAAACAATTCATTCATACATACAGCACAGGTTGTTTAACAGCATTATCACCAAAATATATGCCGTTCAGCCAACACAATCATGGGTGTGCCATAGTTGAAATAAATGAAGGCAAAACAAAGGTTTCCAACATCATGATCAAGAATGGAAAAATAGTTTAAATTTGCAATGTGTTTTATTGGTTAACAAAATTGGCATCCGCATTGGGTGCCTTTTTTTTATTTTCAAATATTTTTTAAAATATTTTAAAAATGTTTAGGATATATCATTTCAATCCTTTTACTTTACATCATGTTAAACGATAAAAAAACACAGACATGGCAAATTTAACATCAAAGTTCATCGCAGAAAACAAGGTAAACAACGGATTTCAAAGAATTGTGACATATTTAGGTCACGAAATGTTGATTACTAACATCACAGAAAAAAACATCATGTTACATCAAATTTCAAAATTACAAAGAGGTAATTGCGGATTTGGGAACACAGGCAGATTCGTTCGGAAAAATGATGAAAATGCCACAGAATGGTATTTAGAAAACAGAGTAATCAGATAAATAAATCAGGGGGTGTAAAAACCCCCATAAACCAATAAAACATAAAGACATGGAAAATTCAATAATCGGTTGGGGAGTTTATTATGCACCAACAAAAGAAGGTAAATTATTTGCAGGTTTGAAATACGAATTAATGGGATGTTTTGCGAATCAAATTGATGCCTTAAAATATCAATATGAATTAAATCAAAATGCATATTTGGATGAAATGCATTCAGGTTATGTGGTGTATTCTTTAAAATGGATTCCAAAAGGTTTCAAATTGCGCTATTAATAAAATCCGTGCCGGAGAAATTCCGGCACATAAACCAATAAACATCAGGATCATGAAAAATTCAGTAGAAATTCAACACGGAAAATTAGGTTTCTTTTTAGTAATAAATGGACATGCCATCAAGCGCGATTTTGAAGGCGATATTACAGCCACAAAAGTTGATCATTTATGCGCAAATAATTGGAATGCCACAGAATGGCAATCATTTAAACATTTGAAATCATTTTGGAATGATTACAGATTGATCATATTAGATAAAGCAAAATAATTATTGGCCGGTGAAATTCCGGCCTTTTAAAAATTATTAGTATTGTTTTGCATTTTTTAAAATTACAGGTACATTTATAAAACTTTAATCAATTAAACACATGAAAAATTTCTTTAAACTTTTGATCGGCGAAGATTTCACAACAGCCGACATCATTCCGGCCATCACCACATTCATTGGCCTTATGTTATTGTTATCCTTTATATCATTTATCGAAAACTTATGAGAATCCCTAAAATGGAAACATATCAGCGAATCGCTGATGAATTGAACAGATTAAACATATTGCCACCAACGGCAAGATCATGGAAGGGCCACAATGTGCAATCATTCATATCGCGCGGATGTCAGGATCCGGTGGTAAAAAAAGTAATTAACCAATTTTTCACAATAGCCAATCAAACACATGACACAATTAACCAAGATTGAATTTAGCGATGAACAGGTCAAATTGATCAAATCGCAAATCGCGCCAAAGGCAACAGCAGATGAATTAAAATTATTCATGTATCAAGCCAAGCGCACAGGTTTGGATCCGTTAACGCGCCAAATCTATTGCATCCACAGAAATCAGCGCAATCAGGATGGATCATATTCATCCAAAATGACAATCCAAACATCCATTGATGGATTCCGTGTGATTGCTGAAAGATCAGGCGATTATGCAGGCCAATCAGAGCCGGAATTTGTATATGAGAATGAAAAATTGAAATGCTGTAAAATTGCCGTATTTCGTTTCCGTGGTGATGTTCGGTATCAAGCATCAGTTGGTGTTGCATATTGGGCAGAATACAGCCAAAATTCGGGATTGTGGACAAAGATGCCACATACCATGTTGTCGAAGGTTGCGGAGGCATTAGCATTACGAAAAGCATATCCACAGGATTTATCCGGATTGTACACAGCGGATGAAATGTCACAGGCAGATGTGGTTGAAATTAAACCGGATCCAAAGCCAATTCAGGTTTCATCATTGGATGATCAGGATTACAAGGATTTGGAATATGTTTTGTTACAATGCAAAGACATTGAATCAATCAAAGAAGTTTGGGATTCATGCCCAAAAGAATATCAAGCGGATGCCAAAGTGCGCCAAATGTTTAATCAATACAAACAATCAATTAAACCTAATTTATAATGACAACAGAATTAGTATTTCCAACAGGTGATCAGATCATCCTAATGGACAAATCAGAAATCGCGTACAGGGCCAAATCATTTGCCGAATCAATGGAAGGCATGGCCGGATTGAAATCAGCGGCAGCAATCGCAAAATTTCAGTTGATGTTGGCAGAACTTGAAAAGAATTTCAAGGAAACCACATTGAATGAGATTCGCCAACACCAAGGATCAAAGGTTTCCGCATTTGGAATTGAATTTTCAGAAATGGAATCAGGTGTAAAATATGATTATTCAGCCAATGAAATTTGGAATGACATTCAGGATCGTATTGAACACCTGAAAGCACAGCAGAAAGACATTGAGGCATTCTGTAAATCATTGAAGGCACCAACAGTCACCGTGGATCCGGAAACAGGCGAATCACATGAATGGTTTCCGCCATCAAAATCAAGTACAACAACAATCAAAAAAACAATCAAATAATCATGGCACAATTAGTAAACATTTCGGTTAAATTTTCAGCGGTTGATCAATCGCGTTTAACCACAGACAAGAATGGTAATCAATGGTTGAATTTATCCGGATGGATCAACGATGAAATGGATCAATACGGATCATATGGATTCGTTACACAATCGCCAACAAAGGAAGAACGCGAAGCAAAGGCAAAGTTGCCAATTTTAGGCAATTTTAAGTTACCAATGGCAAAAGGTACACCTGTGACAAATATCGTTCAAACAGCACCAAATAAACCATCAAATTTTGAATCACAGATTTTAATTCCTGATTCAGATTTAGGATCAGATTTACCATTTTAAATTTTAAGATAATGGCAATGCGAAAAATCGTTGGTCAATATACCACAAAGAATGGCGAATTGCGCGCCATTTATTCAACAAAGGAATCAGTATTAAAGCACCGTGACATTGAGATCGGTGCTATTTACGAAATTGCCTACAAATTAGGCAATGGCGATTCATATTTGAAATCTGAATTGATCATGCACACAGATGATTTCAGGACATTATTTTTTCGGCATCCGGATCCATCACGAAAATTGATTGGAATTCCATTGATGAACATCATTAAATATGTAAAAAAATGAGAACAAACGAATTGGGGTACACATACAATGAGGCGATGAATACAATCGCGCAGAACTTAAAATTAAACTACATTAAATTATACGGAAATGGATCAACAACGAATGATCGAAGAAAGCCACAACAAAATGCGAATCGCATCAATCGTGGTCATGTTAAAGTGCGCAATTATTGATGGCAGGATGCCGGATGATTGGGATGGATCCACGGACACGGATCTGATTGAATATCTGAATGAACATTACACAGTCACACCAAAATCGATTGATGATCACATAGGCATATGAAAGCAATTTGGAAATTTTTGAAAACACTAATCGTTTACATTATTGTGCGGATTTTATTGTGGGTGTTTATGGTGTTGTATTCTTGCGGATTAGTCATTTATATTTTGATTTTTAAACCAATTATTTACCTTTTAAAATTATCCAAACTATGAAAAATTTTCAGCAATACGATCAGGAAAATCCACACATTTGGGAATTGTACAAAGCAATCGCCATGGATTTAATTAAACGCGGTATGCGAAAATTAGGATCCAAGCGGATCGTGGAGGAAATCAGATGGCATCATTCGGTGAAAACAAATGAGCCATACAAAATCAGTAACAATTTCACGGCCATGTATGCGCGTAAATTTGCCAATGAATTTCCGCAGTTTAGCAACATGTTTAATTTCAGGCCATTGCGCAAATAAATTAAACACCTATATTTGCAAAGTAATCAGCCGGAAGGGTAGGAGTTTCCGGGTGATTAATGAGGGTTAAAAACCACAATGCCTGTTTCCACTCCTACGGATTCAGGCATTTTTTTTATCATGAAAAAATTAGTCATCAAAAACAGGTATGCCACAATACCAAATGATTTGGTCAATAGTATTGACATTTCATTGAAGGCAAAAGGATTATTTGCATACATTCAATCAAAACCGGATGGTTGGGAATTTAGTGCAGAACGGATTTCAAATCAATTGAAAGAAGGTTTGCCAACAATCAATTCAGCATTGAAGGAATTGGAATCAAACGGATATTTAAAACGCGAAAGGTATCAAAATGAGTTTGGTCATTGGCATGTTCAATACCTACTATGCGAAATCCCTGTTGCGGAAAACCTAATGTTAGGAAACCCGGTACAGGAAAATCCTAATACAGGAAAACCATCAAATAATATAAAACAAGAATCCATAAAACAAGAAATAAATAAAACAATAGAAGTAAACAATAAAGGCGAAGTTGAAATTGTTGAATTTGTTTCGTTTAGGGATCAGTTATTTGAAACATGGTTTGATTACAAAAAACAAAAGAAATCCAAATACACGGAAATCGGAAAAGCCAAATTGATGAAGTTATGGGAAGGCAAAACGGATGATCAGTTGATGAATGCCATCGAACATTCAATCGCAAATAATTATCAGGGATTATTTGAGCCAAAAAATAATAATTCAGTAATTGCCGAAAAGAAAGGTAAAATTCAAACGAATTTAGAGAATATAAACGCGGCACAGCAAGCCATAAAACACAACATGAAAGATGGAAAAGTCATTAACAATCCATTCGACATCAGCAATTGGTAAATTTACCAAGGCAGATTTAGAAATCATTGAGGCATCCAAAATGCCATTGATCAAAACGATCAGCGATGAACACCTGATTACATTAGCCACAAAAGTTTTATCATTGGCTAAATTCAAATTAGGATTGAACGGAATTAGCGCACAGGATGAACAGGCCAATGTGCTGATGTTATTGCAGGACATTAAAGAATTTCCGGCATATACAGAACAGGATGTATTGATAGCCACAAAACGCGGATTGAATGGAGATTATTTGAAGGAATCGGAAACCAATGTGTTTTTCAATTCATCAAATTTTGTTCGATGGCTAAAATATTACAGCATGGACAAAAGGCAGGTGATTGGCATGATCCAAAACACATATGTTGAACAGCCACCATTACCGGTACCATCGGATCATGAATTACGGAAGCAGGCCGTGGAAACATTAAATGATTACATTGACACAATCAAAAAAAATCCTGATTACAGGTTTCCATATGGCGGATTGCATCACCTTTATGACATCGCCAAAAAATTTGGAATCATTCAGATTGATCCGGAAGAAAAGGAAAAAATTTGGAATCGGTTAAATCACATTGATGACATGACAATTAAAATCACCATGGCAAAATCGGATTCCTACATTTATTTTATCCACAAAATGATTCGTGAAAACAGGATCATTGAGTAATCAAACAATTAAACCTAATCAAAAATGAAAACAACACTAATTTTTGCCATGTTTTTTGGCATCACAGCGATGTTTTATGATGCAGATGAACAATCGTATCAGCCGGAAGAATATCGTTCAAATAAAGCCATAATATTAAATCCTGATGAAATGACATTTCATGATGATTTTGATTCAACATATTATGTTTATGGTTGCAAATACAATTCGTTCAAATCAAATCACAAATGCAATGAAAAAAATTGAGCCAATATTTATTGTTTTAGCGATTGCAGGAATTGTGGTTGGCATCGCAATTATTAATATTTTTCTTTAACCATATTTTACAGATAAAAATGAGATACCTAATTTTAATGCTGATTTTAGCATCATGCGAAACACCACAGATTCCAAAACCGGTTTCCGTGGAAAAGATTACCAAATCATATGGTTTGAATCCGAATCCGACAGGATCATCATTTTATCCTATCTATTTACCTAATTTGAAACCCAATGGCCCGAAATAAAAATGAACATCATTTGCAGGTGGTAATTGTGAAATGGTTGGATCTGATGAATTACGATTTCTTTGCAATTCCAAATGGTGGGTTGCGAAACATCCGTGTGGCATCACAATTGAAAGCAGAAGGTGTGAAAGCCGGTGTTGCTGATTTGTTTATCTGTAAACCAAATGCCAATTATCATGGCCTGTTTGTCGAATTGAAAGTTGGAACAAATAAACAACAGCCAAGTCAAATTGAATTTGAGGCCATTGTAAAAAAACACGGATACCAATATGCCGTTGTTAAATCATTGGATCAGATGATGGAGTTATTAAAACAATATGAAAGCGAAAAAGCCATTGCGCGATCATATGCTGATGGATACAAGGATGGCCAATTAAATGCACAAATCACAAAGATATGACAATTAAACAGCAAGCGGATGCCATGGTATGGTATGCGGAAAATCAAGGATATGACAGCAAAACAGCAATTGAAATTGCAATGTTTGCCGTTGATAAAATAATCAATTACGGTCAATGTGATCGTGTGTATCAGGCATTTTGGTACGATGTAATGGATGAACTTGAAAGGCGATGAATTACAGGGATCAGGCAATCGAATGGGCCAATAAGCAGATCGAAGCAGGTATTGCAGGGCCAATTAAAATAAATGCATGGGAAACAATTTCGGATCCGGTGCTGTATTTACAAACCAATGTGCAACGGATTCAGTTTGCATCACACCGGGAACAGCGGTTGGCATATGACAGGATAAGAACATTAAAACAAAATATGAAATGAACAAATTGGATGAAATTATAAATGCATTTCCTGATAATGATTTTTTAACCATTGATGATTGCAATGATGCGATAATTGGTGTTGATTGTAATCAGGAAAATTTTAGATTGGTTTATTCGGCCAATAAAATTGTGGATTGTTTTGTCAAACAGGGAATGCATCCTGATGAGGCAATTGAACATTTTGAATACAATGTTCAGCGATCAATACCATATTATGAGAATGCGCCATTAATTATTTACACAGATTTTTAAGATGAAAAGTAAAACAGATAAAATTAAATTATTGACATATTTCGCATTGTGCCAAAACCTAATCAATTTTATTGATGGCGAATGGCGCGGACATCCGGCAAATAAACAGGCCGTTAAAATGCGATCACAGGATTTGTTGCGCGAACTTGAAAAGGCAATGGCCGTATTATTCCCAAAGGATTTGGAGGATCACAGGGATGCCGGTGATGTGATTGACACATTTATCAATGCCACAGATGCCATGGAATCGTTTTTTATTTTGGGAATGGCCATGGATGAATTAGATGTTGTAAAGAAACAAGGATTGAACACACAGATCAACATCCTGTTGCAATCATACGGAATTGATTTATGGGAAAAGCCTATGTCAGAGTTATGGGCCAAATAACTAACTTTGCAAAAACTAATCAATAATATGAAACACAATCCGGATGCGGACATGGTTAACAATCCGCCACATTACCAAACAGAATCAGGATTACAGCCAATTGATGTGATTGAGAAATTCAATCTAAATTTCAATTTAGGCAATTCAATCAAGTATATTTTGCGCGCCGGGAAAAAAGGATCGGCGCAACAGGATTTGGAAAAAGCTATTTATTACCTTCGTAGGGAAATAAATAATTTATCATGATATACATTGGATTTAAGAAAACACAGCACACGGTTGAAATATTACCATCAATTCGTATCAATTTGCCAAAGAAGCGCCGAAATGATGTGGTTGTTTTTAGTTGGATAGTATTTGAATTGGTAATCGGCATAAACGATTAATTATGGATGATTTAGTATTTCAGGCAATGATTGTTGGATCAATCGAAATCATGTTCATTTAGTACATGACATATTTAATTTGGAAGGAAAAGAAAAATGATCGAATCGGTAAACATTAAATTAATCATTCCACATCCTAATAATCCGCGGATCATCAAGGATGATAAATTTAAACGATTGGTTAAATCCATTCAGGAATTCCCTGAAATGCTACAATTACGGCCAATTGTCGTTGATGATAATATGGTTGTATTAGGTGGAAACATGAGATTAAGAGCATGCAAGGAAGCCGGGTTGACACATGTGCCAATCATCAAGGCATCCGCATTGACAGCAGAACAGCAGAAACGATTCATCATCACAGACAATGTTGGATTTGGTGAATGGGATTGGGATGCATTAGCAAATGAATGGGATCCAAATCAATTGGTTGAATGGGGATTGGATGTGCCAATATTTGATCCGGAAACAAATGATCAGTATGAGCAGGTCAAAAATGAATCATATATCATTGAGGTGAAATGCGATGATGAGGATTCAAGGCAAGCGATTTACAACAAAATGGTTGAATTAGGTTTTAATTGCTATTTAAAGAAATGAGAAAGGCATCGACAACAAGGCAGAATAAAAAAGCAATGTTGGAAGCATTGGAAAAATCATTGGGGATCGTAACAACAGCCGCAAAGATGGTTGGCATTACGCGCATTGTGCATTATCAATGGATGCACACAGATCCGGAATATAAAAAAGCCGTTGATGAATTGCAGGACATGGTGCTTGATTTTGCCGAATCACAATTGCACAAGCAGATAAAAGAAGGCAATACAACGGCCACAATTTTTTACCTGAAAACCAAAGGTAAAAAACGCGATTACATTGAAAGAACGGAAATCAAACACGAAACAGGCATTGAATCAGCCGTTATTGAATGGACACCATCGACAACAGAAAGCGAATAGGACAGAAATGCAATGTTCAGTTTTTTCAAACATTAAACAGCAAAAAGCGGATTAAGGTACACCAAGGTGGAACGCGATCGGGTAAAACTTATGCGATTTGCCAATACCTGATTTATCGGATGACATCATCATCCAAGCCATTAACCATTTCAATTGTCAGGAAAACATTGCCATCATTAAAGGGATCCGTGCAACGCGATCTGTTTGAAATATTGGACAATTTAGGCATCCTGTTTATTGGTCAACACAACAAATCAGAAAACACATATACATTTGGAAATCATGTGATCGAATTCCTTTCTGTTGATGAGCCACAAAAGATTCGCGGTCGGAAACGAAATATTTGTTATTGTAATGAGGTAAACGAATTGGATTTCGAGGATTTCAGACAGTTGTTAATGCGAACAACAGATGAAATGATTTGTGATTTTAATCCATCAGATCCGGTGCATTGGATTTACGATGAAGTAATCATGCGCGATGATTGCGATACATGGATCACCACATATCAGGATAACAAATTTTTGCCAAAGGAATTGGTAGATGAAATTGAAAGATTGCGCGCAAGGGATCCGGATTATTGGCGAATTTATGGTGAAGGTAAACGCGCGGTATTTAGCCACAGGCAGATTTTTCAGAATTGGACATTTATTGATCGCGCAGAATTTCCGCCATTCGATGATGTGTTTTATGGCCTTGATTTTGGTTATTCGCAGGATCCGACAGCCATTGTGGAAATCGCCAAGGTGAATGATAAATTGTACATTCATGAAATATGTTATCAGAAAGGCATGACAAATCGCGACATTGCGGATTTCTTAAAGGAACGCGGATTGAATGAACAAATCATTTATTGCGATGCAGCAGAGCCAAAATCAATAGAAGAATTGCGCCAAATGGATATTTGGGCCAAACCGGCAATTAAAGGTGAAGGATCAATTAAGGCCGGAATCAGTTTAATAAAAGAACATGATGTGTTTGTTTCCAATGAATCCAAGAATTTGCAAAAGGAATACAACAGCTATTTTTGGGAACAATTAAAGGATGAAACAATCATCAACAAACCAATTGACAAATGGAATCACCTAATGGATGCGATAAGGTATGGTGTTTATTCAAAATACAAAAATCGCGTTGATTTCTTTGTTGTTTAATTCGTTATTTTTGGAAAAAATTAATAGGCATCAATTATGGCATCAATTATTGATCAGGTCAAAGCCGGAATCATCAAAGCATTAAGCACATCGGGAACGGATCCACAATACAATAAATTATTATATACATGGTTGGGAACATCCGTGATCATGCAGGATGATAATGATGAAACATACATCCGTGAAGGTTATCAGCGCAATGCAACGATTTATTCGATCATTAATTTGATCACAAAAGCGGCCACAACAGTTCCATTTCAGATTTATCAGATTAAATCTGATTCAAAGATGAAACAATACAAATCAATGACATCAGGTCATTTGGATGGATCAGCAATTTATCGCGCCAATTTATTGCGGAAATCGGCAATGGAATTGGTATCTGATTCTGAATTGGAACAGGTATTAAAACGGCCAAATCCGGAACAATCATTCAGCACATGGTTACAGGAAGTAATCGCATTCGGTAAATTAACAGGCAACAGATACATTTACGGAATATCACCTGAAACCGGCCCAAATCAAGGTAAATTTCAACAATTGTATGTGATGCCATCACAATTGGTTGAAATCGTTTCCGGTGGCCTTATGGATCCGGTACAGGCATACAAAATCATTTATAACAGCGAATATTACATTGCACCGGAAAACATGTGCCACATCAAGGATTTTAATCCTGATTACAACAGCGCAGGATCAAACCTATATGGTCAATCACCATTGCGCGCAGGTTTACGCGTTATGATGTCAAACAATGAAGCGGTGACAACAGGTTTAAAATACCTACAAAATCAAACATCACGCGGTATGTTGGTTTCCAAAGATGGAACTATCAACGAAACACAAGCGCAGGCATTAAAGGATAAATTCCGTAAAACATATCAGGGCGCAGGAAATGCCGGTGACATCATCATCACACCAAAGGATTTATCATGGGTGAATTTTGGTTTAACAGCATCGGATTTATCATTGATTGAGCAATACAATGGCACCGTGAAGGATTTATGTAATATTTACAACATTCCGGTGCAGTTATTGAACAACACAGATGCATCCACATACAACAATCAAAAGGAAGCAAAAAAGGCATTATATCAAAATGCGGTAATCCCTGAATTGATCAAAATTCGTGATGAATTGAATCGGTGGTTGGTGCCACAATATGGTGCAGATTTGTATTTCGATTTTGATTTTACAGCCATCAGCGAATTACAGGAAGAAGTTGACAAATTGGTGACACAAATGGCTGCTGCATGGTGGATAACACCAAACGAAAAGCGCGAAGCCATGAATTATGGAAAAGATGATCAGAATCCATTTATGGATGATTATTACATTCCATCAAACCTGATGCCACAAAATGTGACAATTGATGCATTGGAGGCACCAAAGGCATTGGATATTGATTATTCATTCAAGGCAGCATCAAATGAAATGTATGATGATTACCCCCAAAAAGCATCAGACAATGCACAAAAAATGTTGGATTGGAAGGAAAAATATCCTGATGAAATCCGTGGAGGAACGGAAATAGGTTGGACAAGAGCAAGACAATTGGCAGATCGTGATGCGATCAGCCGTGACATAGTTAGCAGAATGGCTCAATTTAATCGCCATCGTGAAAATGCCAAGGTTGCAGATGAATATAAGGACACACCATGGAAAGATGCAGGATATGTTGCATGGAATTTATGGGGTGGAACGGAAGGTGTTGATTGGGCGATTGCAAAAATGAAGGAAATTAATGCCGTTACCTAAACCAAGAACAGGCGAAAGCCGGGCGGATTTTGTTGATCGTTGTATTGTTGATTTAAATGTCGTAAATGATTTTAGATCAATGGAACAGCGCATGGCTGTTTGTAATTCTTTGTATGAGCAGGAAAAGGAAATCAAATCGGTTTCGGAAAATTGGGGAACATTATTCGAAGCAGAATTAAAACGCGCAGAACGCGAATCAATTAAGGATTTCCGCGATTACTATTCAAGCCAATACAACAAGGCATCGGCACAATTCATTTTAACCGGTAATTTGAATCAGGCGGATTTATCAGCCTATTTCCAAAACAACGATTTGCAAAATATGTACATAAATATGTACGAAAAAATCGGATTACGATTTGCAAATTGGTATGCCAAGCATTGGAAAAAAGCATTAGCAAAAGCCACAGACATCAATGGGTATCAATCCATTTGGCAGGCGAAATTCGCATACATTGGTGAACAGGTTGGTGCGCAACGCGTTACATTGGTTGCAGGAACAGCCAAAGATACATTGATCAAAATTACACAGCAGGCAATGCGTGATCCACAATTCATGTCATTAGGTGACAAGGAAAAGGCGCGCATATTGCGATCGCAATTCGATAAATATTCAGATTATCAGGCGCGTAGATTGGTGCGCACAGAATCAACAAATGCCGCCAATTTTGCAACGATGCAAAGCGCATCAGATTTGTTTCCGGCACAGGAAATGAATAAGGTGTGGATCACAGCAATTGATGGCCGTGAAAGGCCGGCGCATCATTCAGCCAATCGCCAAACCGTGCAGTTTACCAAACCATTCATTGTGGGTGGTGAATCATTAATGCATCCGGGTGATTCCAATGGATCCGCAGGCAATGTGATTAATTGCCGTTGTTCAGTTGCACCAATTCCAAGGCCAAACGCGCAAACGATTGGCGAAGCAATTACGGACATTGGATTCGGTATGGCACAGGCACAGGTTGAAAGCGCAATTTCAAGTGCATTTATTACACCGGAGGTTGCCGCAGTTATTGCAACGGAAGTTGCTGTTGTAAATGAACAATCGTTGATTGACAAAATGAGGCCGGACAATTGGAGTGATATTGTGCCGGCAGATGCAGTTGTTGATGATTCATTTTTGGGATTATTAAAAAACAAACCTAAAATGTTCAAATCAGCCAAAGGTAGTTCATATAAACCAAGTACAAATGAATTGTTAATTGATGTGGTAAGGTTTGATTCATCAACAATGCCATCAATTTTAGCGCATGAATTTGGACATGCAATTCATTTCCAAAATGGTTGGTTAAATGGTTTATATTCAGATCCAATAATTGATTTTTATTTTAAAAAACAACAAAAAATTATTGGTATTGGATTACGAGGTGAGGAAAGATTTAAAAAATTATCACAGGCACATTATAGATTGCAAAAGATTGATACAATTGAATTCAGGAATAAATTTTCAGATTTATCTGATGATCAATATTTAGAATACAGGGCAGCGGTAAATGATTTTTTTGGGGCATTAACAAAAAATAAAATTGGATGGGGGCATGACACATCATATTATAGATTACCAAACAGGAATAAAATGGAATGGATGGCACACATTTTTGAAAATAAATATGCAGGTAATCCAATATTTAAGGAATTATTTCCAAACATATATGATGAAACAATAACAATATTAGATGAACTAATCGCAACAATAAAATGATTCAACAAATAGCAGAATTTAATGCAATCGTTTCAGATTATATGAAATTGCATCCAAAGGCAGAAAATCCGCAAAATTGGGCATATGATTTAACAATGTTAGAAATCATTGAGTTTATTAAAAATGCTGATGGCCGTGAAATTGAATTTGTGATTCAAAGTGATACTGATGTGTTGGATGGTGGGTATTTACAATATGTTGAAGATTAATTTTTCATCAGGTCAATTGGATTTGAATAATTTATAATTTTGGCAAAAAAGGAATGAGCATGATTTTTAAACAGACAGCCATTGGCATTGATGATATTGATGAAGCAAATGGCATTGTGAAAGGTTATGGATCCGTGTTTGGAAACATTGATTCAGACAATGATATTATTTTGCCGGGGGCATACACTAAAACATTGAAAGAAAATGGATCACGCGTTCGTTACTGTAACCAACACCGGATTGATCAGCCTTTGGGAAAATTCAGCGAATTGTACGAAGATGGGGTTGGCCTTGCATTTGTCGCTGAAATACCCAAAACAAGAATGGGTGAAGATATATTACTTTTGATGAAAAACGGTGTGATCACCGAAAATTCAGTTGGTATTATGCCAATAGTAAAATCATTCCGTTCTGATGGTGTTCGTGAATTGAAGGAAGTGAAATTATACGAAATTTCATGTGTGACATTAGCAGCAAATCCAATGGCATTGATCACAGATGCCAAAGGTGAAATTGATCAGGAATTGGTTGCCAAGCGATTTGATATTTTGGCAAAAATGATCAAAAAAGAAAATGTATCTGATGAATTAGGATACGCGATTGAAAGTGAGTTGATGAAATTAAAATCTATGTTTGTTGATTTAACCACAATGCCGGCACAGGATGCCACATTGCCGGAGGAAACAAAATCGATTGATATTTCCGAAATATTTAATTATTTAAATCAAAATTTAAAATCTTAACAGAGATGACAGAAGAAATCAAAGGTCAATTGGATCAGTTAAATGCTGCCATTGACAGCCGTATTGCGAAAGCAGAAGGTCAGGCGGTTGCATCAGCAACAGGAAAAGCGGATGAATTATTAAAGTCCGAAATCAAGAATTTGGAGGTGAAATTTACTGAAATCCACAGCCGTATTGATGCAGCAGAAATTGCAGCAAAGAAAACAGCAACAGGTGCAACAGTAAAATCATTCAAAGATTCATTAGTTGAAGGAATTTCAAAAGGTGCATTGGAATCATTGATTTCAGGTGGTAGCCGTTCAGCGAAGTTTGAAATCAAAGCAGGAGATATGACTGTTGCGAATTCATTCACAGGTGAGGTTATTCCGGCACAATATGTTCCGGGTATCAAGTACGATCCAACGCGTGCGGTACACGTTCGCCAATTGTTGCCACAAGGATCAACAAATGCAGAGGTTGTTCGTTATGTGAAAGAATCAGCATATGACAATGGTGCAGCACCAAAAGCACAAGGCGCAACATTGAACGAATCAGATTTTGATTTGACAGCATACGATGCAAATGTTCAAAAGATCGGAACATATTTCCGTATTTCAGAGGAGATGTTAGCTGATACAGCACAATTGACATCATACCTTGCAGCGCGCGCGCCGGAAAAACTTTTGACAGTAGAAGATACACAATTGTTGTCAGGTAATGGTACAGCACCAAACTTGACAGGTATCATCACAGCATCAACAGATTTCGCAGCAGGTGCATTTGCTGATACAATCGAAGCAGCAAACGAATTCGATGTGTTGACAGTTGCAATCAATCAATTAGCATTGGTTAACTACACACCGGATTACATTATGTTGAATCCAACAGATTTCCACAAAATCGTGTTATTGAAGTCAACAACAAATGAATACCTACAAGAGCAGGTGTACATGGGATTACAGCCACAATTTTTAGGAATTCCGGTAGTAATCAACACAGCGGTACCGGCAGGTGATTATTTAGTTGGAAACTTTGCAGTTGGAACACAATTGTGGATCCGCCAAAACTTATCATTGGAATTCTTCCGTGAGGATGGTACCAATG